CGTCGATCTCGACGACCGTCACCGTCAGCCCGAACTTCCTGGCGTCGGGCGCGGTCGTCTTCAACCCGGTCGTCACCCCGACGATCACCGTCACCCCGAACTTCATCGCTTCGGGTGCGACCGTCTTCAACCCGTCGATCTCGACGACCGTCACCGTCAGCCCGAACTTCCTCGGCCCGACCGGCGTCGTCTTCAGCCCGACGATCTCGACGACGATTACCGTCACCCCTGACTTCCTCGCTTCGGGCGCGGTCGTTTTCAACCCGATGATCGTGACGGCTGGCACGGTCGTCCCCGACTTCATTCCCTCGGGCGCGACCGTCTTCGATCCGGTGATCACGGCACGGATCACCGTCACCCCGACGTTCATCGCCTCGGGCGCCGTCGTCTACGGCCCGACGATCACGACGACCGTCACCGTCGCGCCGAACTTCCTCGGCTCCGCGGCTGTCGTCTTCAATCCGAGCCTCTCGTTTGCGGGAGTGATCCTTCCGAACTTCCTCGGGCCGACGGCTGTCGTCTACGCTCCGACGATCCTGGTCTCCAGTGTCGGTCTCGTGGCGCTGCTGGACCTGCAAGGCATCTCCGAGTCCGTGATCCTGCTCGAAGCGACCATTCACCCCATCATCGACCTCGAGGCCGACACCGGCATCGTGGACGTGGAAGGCGAACTCCAGTGAAGCACAATCCGAAGCTGACTTGGGCTCAGGGCGACCAGCACTTGCTGCGGGTCCGCGTCCGCGACCTCTCGTTCGACCGGCGCGGCAAGGAAAACGCCGACCTCACCGGCTACACCGCGAAGTTCGCGCTGTCGCTCTACGGGAAGAAGGGCTACTTCAAGACGCCCGTGCTCGTGGTCGACGCGGTGATCCTCGACCAGAGCACGAACAAGGGCTACCTGACGGTCCTGGTCGAATCGGCCGACACGGCGCCCCTCTCCGGTCTCTACCACTGGCAGGTCGAGATCGACGACGGCCTGGGCGGGACCGAGGTCGTGGCCGACGGCGACCTGGAGTTCGTGGTCAACATCGACGAGCCGTGATTCCCGGGCTATGCTGAGGGGTAGGAGATTTCCATGATTCCAGAGACCCGTCGTGAGCGTGTCGGTTGGACCCTCGGCTTCGCGGCCGCGATCGTGGTGTACCTCGCTGCCTTCGTCGCGATCATCCCTGGCTGCGCATCGCAGCGCCAACTCCCGGTCATCAACTCGATGCTCACGCGGACGATGGAGTCGGTCGTCCTACTCGGCGTTCCGCAGATCACCGGCGGCTCCGGCTTCGTGATCTCTTCTGAGCGCGCACACCCACTGGACGGCGTGACGCCGAAGGACAAGTGGCGCACGCTGGTCCTGACCGCCGGCCACTGCCTCGAGGTCACGAATGGCGTCTTCGACGGGCACGACGCGCACGGCAACTCGATGGGCAAGGCACAGGCGCGGTGGCGTCATCCGACCGCCGACCTTGGCATCGTCGAGTTCTGGACCGACAGGCAGATGCCCGCCGTCGTATTCCGACCCGAGCCGCCGCGCGCCGGTGAGCACGTATGGCTCGTCGGCTTCCCGTGGGTGCAGCCGGCCGCGATCACCGAGGGCTACATCGGCGATCCGCGCACGCGCGACCTCGGTCAGAACACCGAAGGGAATGAGGAGCCGGACATCCTGACCATCGCGCTCTTCGGCAACCCGGGCAATAGCGGCTCGCCCGTGCTCGACGACAACGGCGAAGTGCTCGGTGTGCTCACCCTCGGCTTCGGCGCGGCTGGCGGCCTGAACGGCGTCGTGGTGCTTTCTGCGCCGATCGCGCGCGATTGGGTGAGCCACATCCTCGGGCTTCTGCCGCCCTACTGGTCCTTCGATCCGAGCAAGCTCGACAAGGTTCCGATGGACGCGGACCTGCCGCCGGCTCCGAAGGACGGCTGAGGGAACTGATTTCCGGTTGCGCGTCGCGCGGCCCGCGGTATCCTCTTGGCGGACTCGGAAACCACCAGGAGATCATCGTGAACCACCTGCTCGAGCTTGCTCTGCGCACCGCCAAGAAGTCCGGTGACTGGAACAGTACGTGGTTCATCGTGCCGTTCACACAAGAGGCCAAGCGTTTCGGCCTGAAGCCCGGCCGCTACTTCATGCAGCCGAGTCTCGGCAACCTACCGGCTCGTTCCGTCTTCCAGAACGAGCGCCGCGGCGACCTCCGGCTCCACTGATGAACTTCGTCCTTCAGCCCGGCGAGTTCTTCGAGCCAACCGCCAACACGATTTGGCGCGTGCTCTCGCGTTCGGAGCCGTGCTCCGAAGTCGGTTGCTGGCACGCGGCGATCTACGAACTGGATCGCACCGTGATTCCCGGCACCGTGGCCGCGCTCGACTTCCGCTGCTCGGCGCACGTCCCGTTCTTGATCGCCGGCACGGGACAGAACATCCACCTTCCGCTGGCGACCGGCGGCCCGATCAGCGCGCCAGTGCCGAAGTTCGACGGGCGCAACATAGGGATTCCGTCAATCGGTGCGAGCTTCGAGTGCCCCGAGTGCTGGAACACCGGCTACTACCACGGCTTCGGCGTTCCGTGCAAGCTCGGCTGCAAGCCCGGCAAGCCGGTGCTGCCGGCCCTGCCGATGCCTCGGATCTTCTTCATATGAACCCCTTCCACTGCGGCACCTGCAACTCCATCGAACTCGGCCTCTGCACCGGCGGCGAGGTCTTCGCCTTCTGCCGCGCGTGCGGCCGCCAGGAACCCGGACAAGGAATCACCGATGCGCTCCAACGACTCAATCGGCCGCCCGCCACCGCGCCCGCCGTCACCGGCGGGGACGTTCGTGGAGTTGCTCCTGCTGGCGACGGCAGCCGGTAGCGGCGCCGTGTGGTTGTTCCTCCACCTGATCGGCAAGGTGTAGGAAGACCCTTCCCAGTGGCGCGGAAACCGCCCCTGGGCTATGATGGAGGGTATGGCCTCCATCGAGTCCGCCAACGGGCTGCGCGTCGACCCCTCCGCCCGCGTCCTGGGCGGGGCCGAGCTTGCCGCATACTGGCACCGCTGCTTCCTGTCCCCGGAGCAGCGTCTCGACGAGACCGTCCCCGAACGCCGGCAGATCGGATGGCGCATCGTCCGTGAGTTCGCGCGCGTGCGCGGGCTCGTGCGCGTGGGCGAGCCCCTCGCGGACGCGACTCGAGCGCACCCCTCACCCTGGACCGAGCCGTTCCAGGTCTTCGCGCTGAAGCACGTCGACATCCACGACCCGATGGTGCTGTCGTGCTCGCGCGACCCGCTGGCGCTCCTGCCCATCAACGACGAGGAGCAGGTCGAGCGGTTCTGCGAGTTCGCACGAACGCTCGGCCTGCGTCTCAACGTCCACGCGGACGACAAGGGCAGCGCCGCGTTCGACCTGCTCACCGATCCCGACCTCGCGCGCGAGGCGTGGCCGCGGCCCGACGAGATTATGGAAGTCGAGGCCCTCGAGCAGAAGCGCGTGCTGCGGATGATCCTCTCGCAGCCGGAACTCCAGGTCTGTGCTGTGCTCGGCCAGCAGGGCTACCGGGAGCACGAGGTCACGGACCTCTTGTCGCTGGCGAAGTACGCCGCGAAGCTGCGCATCACGGCCGACCCGGCCGCTGACCGCGCCATGATGATCCTGAAGCTCCAGGAGGAGATCAACCTGGAGGAGAAGTCGACGGCCAAGGCGGCGCTGTTGCGCCTGCTGGCGTCGGTGCAGGGCCTCCTCCAGTCGGACGACAGTGCGGGCAAGCCGAAGGACGTGAGCGGAATGGTCCGCGACGTGATGTCGCTCCCGACGGGAGCCGAACCGGCCGGACTTCTCGAACCCCCTGTCGAGCCCGTCCCATGAGCCCGAAGAAGAACGACGATCACGAGGCGCGCCTTGTCGCCCTCGAGACGGAGGCGCGCCTCAGTGCTGAACAGAAGAAGGAAGACAGCCGGCGCATCCGTGAAATGCACGAGACCCTCGTCGGAGAAGGCGATCGACCCGGCCTCAAGGGGCGTGTTGACCGACTCGAGACCAAGCAGAAGCTCTTGGTTCAGATCGGCAGCGGCATCGCTACGCTTCTCGGGTTGGTGGCTGCGTTCCTTGGTCTCCGCCAGCACTGAAAGAAGGCGCCGCATGGGCACCGAATTGGTGGCCGGGCCGGTGCAGTTCGCGGAGCAGAACCTCGGGCTCAAGCCGCTCGTGGTCTCTCGCATCGCGCTCCGACAACTCGCCAACCCCGAAGGCGGTCGCGTCGGGATCTCGTGCAAGCGGTTCAAGGTCGAGGAGGCCCGCAAGATCGAGATTGCGGCCGTCCTCTGGCACATGGTCGCGCTGCCCGACGACGATGTGGTCGTGGCCGTGCCCTTCGGCTCCGGCAAGGCCGCGTGGCTCGCGGACCTGACGACGGTCCTGAAGAACGCGCAGCCGTCCACGCAGCGTGAAATCGCTGTCCACGAGGGCTCGGTCCTCACTCGCTTCCTCGGCCCCGGTCGGCTCCTGTTCCACGTCGCGCGCGGGAAGGACATGGCGCCGGTCGGCGAGATCCGCGGCCGCCGGCCGCTGCTCGTGGTCGCAGGCATCGACGGACTCCCGACCAGCGACGCGCTGCGGCTCTACGCGCAGTTCGCGCCGCCCGGTGTGATTCTGGCGTCCAGCTATGAGCACTGACTGGAAGGACATCTACGCGAAGGCGAGGGTCGACATCCTCTACTTCTGCGAACTCCTGAACTTCAAGCCGATGGAGCACCAGCGCGAGGTTCTCCTCGCGATCCAGCGCGGCGAACGGTTTGTCGCGATCCGCTCCGGTCAGGGGCCGGGCAAGACGACGATCACGGCCGTCATCGCCATGTGGCGGACCTTCCGCGCGTTCAAGGCCCTGACCATCATCTCGGCGCCGTCGGTCCGGCAGTGCCGCGACCAGTTCCTCGCTGAGTGCGCGCGCCTGCTGATGAACAGCCATCCGTACCTCCAGAAGTTCATCGAGGTCACGAAGTCGCGCGTCATCATCGGGCAGGAGCGGGACTGGGAAATCAAGGTCGCCACCGCCACGCGCTCGGCCAACATCTCCGGCTACCACCAGCCGAACATGACCTTCATCTTCGACGAGGCGCAGGGCATCCCCGACGAAATCTTCGTGACGGCCGAGGGCACGCTGTCGAACCCCGACTGCCTCTTCATGGCGATCGGCAACCCGACCGTGCTGAACAACGCCTTCCACCGCTGCTTCACTGCGAAGCGCGGGCTGTGGAAGTGCTTCGTGTTCAACGCCGAGAAGGTCGCCGAGCAGTACCCGACGATCGTGAGCCCGGCCCGCAACAAGCGCCTCGAGGAGCAGTACGGGCGCGAGAGCGACATCTTCCGCAGCCGCGTGCTCGGCGAGTTCCCGAACGCGAACGCAAAGTCGCCGATCGACCTGCCGTCGCTCGAGGCCGCGATGAAGCGCGCCAAGGTCGAGGCGCGGCTGCTGTCGCCAGTGAAGGCGTTCGGCATCGACCTCGCGGCCTACGGCGACGATGAGAGCGTGATCTACCGCCGCGAGGGGCTCGCGATCGTCGAAGAGAAGATGTTCCGGTCGACCGACCCGGCGCAGGTAGTGCGCCACGCGCTGCGGATGCAGCAGCTTGCCGGCTGGAAGACCTCCGACTGCGTGTACGTCTTCGACTCCGGCGGCATGGGCGCCGGCGTGCGCCACATCTTCGACGAGGCGAAGGTCCGCTACATCCCCTTCAACTTCGGCGGGACCGCGTGCGACTCGCGCGAGTACGCGAACAAGGCGACCGAGGCGCTCTTCACGTTCGCGCGCCGGCTGCGCGCCGGCAACATGAGCCTTCCCGATGACGACCATTTGGCAGGCCAGTTGATCGGACGCCTCTATGACCTCGATCCAAAGAGCCGATTGCGCCTCGAGTCGAAGCAGGCGTACTCCGAGCGGACGAAGGGCGGGTCGCCGGACCGGGCCGACGCCCTCGTGATGGCCTTCTACAGCGACGTGATGGGCACCGGGCGCGTGACCAAGGCCGCCGTCGGTACGTCCGCCCGGCCGATGCTCGGCGGGTCGCTCAACGGCTCCGGCGGGCTCTTCGGGGGCTCAGGCGGGTTCGGAGTCTGACGCGGCCGCCGCCAGCAGGCGGTGCCGCTCGGTGATCCCTGCCTCGATCTGCGCCTTCGCGGCCTCGAGGATGTCCTGGGGCGTCTTCGGACCAGGGCCGGGGCCGATGGTCGGCAGCTTCGCCAGGAACTCATACAGGGTGCCTTCGACGCGGTGCTGGACGACCAGCATGGGCATCCCGGGAACCGGCAGGAGTTGCGCAGCCGTCACGCCGCGCTCGGCCAGCCATGCAGGGTCGAAGGTGATCATCGGCCGCTCAGTGCGTGCAGCCGGCGCCGCAGCGCGCGGCAGTTCGGGCGGCCCGGCGGCAGCCGCAGTGCTTCGAAGCGCACCGCGACGCGGCCGCGGCCGAGGAAGGGCAGCATGGAGGCGAGCCAGCGTTCGAACTTCGCGGCGCCCGCCATGACGCGCTTGCCGGCCGCCGAGATCGACCCGTCCGGCCGAAGGCGGTCCTGCTTCGGGAGATGCAGTTCGATCGCGACGCGGCGCTCGTGGTGCTTCTTCATGGTCAGATCAACTCCGATTCCGGGTCGGCGAAGCCCTGACCCTTGAACTTGTAGTTGGCGTAGATCGGAAGCTCGCAGACCATTTGCTTCTTCGTGTAGAGCAGGAGCCGCTGCTTCGGGCGGCCGCTCGCGTCGAAGTTCATCCGCGCGTACTCGTTCCCCGACTCGAGCGTGCCGCCGCAGTACCAGTTGCGGCCGAACGCCTCGCCCGACTGCCAGCCGTGGAAGTGGCCGAAGAACAACACCTTCCAGGGCTCCGGGATCGAGACCGACCACTTCGAGACCGCGCGTGCCACGCCGTAGTACGGGAAGCCACGCGCGCCGCCTGCGATCCCCTTGTCGCCGTGGACGAGGAGCGGGTAGTGCTCGAAGAGGTCGTTGTCGACGATCTTCCAGCCGCGAGCGATGTTGACCTTGATCGAATGCCCCTTCATGGGGTTCTCGGCCACGGCGCGGTCGATCATCTCCCGCATCATCATGTAGGCCGCCGTGTCCCAGTTCGTCTCGGGATGGTTGCTGCTGCTGAAGGCGCCGGGGCGGCCGTGGTTGCCGGGCACGCAGTCGACGTGCAGCTTCTCGAAGTACGACCTCATGTACATGATCGCGTCACGGAAGATGGTCGGGACGCTGACCATCGCCTGCACGAGCGCGCTGTTGTCGATCTCGTGCCCCTGGTGCGGGAAAATGATCTCGTTCTCGATCATGTCCCCGCCGAGCTTCAGGTGCAGTTCGCGGATGCCGCGGGCGCGGTTGTGGTTCTGGAGGCAGGAGACCGTCTTGCGGCAGACCTCGAGCACGCGCTCGCGGGCGATCTCGGTGTTGTAGCTCGGCGAGTCCTTGCCGATCTGCGTGTCAGTGATGTGCAGGACCGCCTTGCACTCCTCGGGAGCGGGTAGGAACCTGATCGGCGGGGGCAGCTTCATGCGGAAGTCCTGCTCCGCGACGGCGCTCTTCACCGCCTCGAGCGCGAGAGAGACGACGCCCTCCCGCTTGCGGTCCTGCGTCAAGAGCTTCTTGTTCATCTTGCGCAGGAGTTCGACATCCGCCGGCGCGTCCTTCAGCGCCGCCTCGGCCTTCGCGGCACGCTCGCGCGCGCGAACCAGGGCACTCTCCAACTGGCCGCGGGTGAGCTTCTCGATCGAAGGCATGATGTCCTTTCAGGGGTGAGAGTGGTCGGGCCGCCAGGACTCGAACCTGGATTGCGGGCGTCCTGCGCTCGACGGTCCCCGCGCCGGTATCCGGTGCGTCTGCATTCCGCCACGGCCCGATCGAAGATCAGGATAGCCTACTTGCGGCGCTCCGTCAACTTGACCTTGTGCAACTTCAGCGAGAGCGCGCCGCGGCGCAGCAGGTTGACCGCAGCGAACGCACCGAGGCCCCACTGCCCGATCTCGCGAAAGACGAGCGTCACCGCCGCGAATCGTTTTCCGCACTTGGGGCACTCGGTCTCCTGACTCTGGCCGGCGCCGCCGGCCGAGTAGGTCCGCTTGATGCTCAGTCGTTCCTGGCATGACGGGCATTGGAGGGCCATCGGGCTACACCAGGACGATCGACTTGGAACCGACCTCGGCCGAGGTCAGGCCGCCCGGCACGGGCTTGACGTAGACCGTCGCGCCCGACTGGATCAGCACGTCCTGCACCGACGGCACCTGCTCCGGGTCGAAGATGTAGACGCGCGCGCCGCTCGGGTGCGCGAGCGCGGTCGTGCCCTGCTGCGCACGGATGATGTTGTTGCAGGTCCAGCCGAGCCCGCCGGTGGACGTGATCGCGTCCACGTAGCAGATTTCGGTGCCGAGCGTGGAGACGATCATCAGGACTTGCCGGCCGGCGGTGAAGCTGGCCGAGTCGCTGGTCAGGTCTTCGACGACGCTGATGTCGGGGCCAAGCTCGTCGAAATCCGGGCCGGTCGTGTCGCCGACGAGCATGGCCGAGGTCGTGACGCCGCCCGCCTGACCGCCCGAGAACGAGTCCTTCTCGTAATAGCTGGTGTCGTCGCCCGAGATGTTGATGGTGGTCTCGGCAACCGCGGTCGAGGCACGGATCTGCGGGACGATCACGGTCATCGTGGCCGAGATCGAGGCGGGCACCTGGAAGAGATCGAACTGGAGCGGCGGGTCGATGTTGCCCTGCGCCTCGCCGCCGGCCGGCGCGCCGGTCTCCATCTGCGCGGTCTCGTCGGTCTTCGCGCCCATGAAGTCGCTCGAGGCTTCGATCTTGACCTCGCCGCTGTCGTCCTGGATCTCCACCGACAGGATGCGCAGCGGCTCATCCACGCCCTCGACGGTCACGACCATGCCGGGCATGAGTTCGCGGACGGTCCGGTTGCCACTGAGGCGGAAGATCGCGCCGCCGGCGAGGCTCTCCTGGCTACGCCGCTTCGCGACCTTCTCGGCGACGGTGAAGTCGATGACGGTGAGCATCTGCACCGTGTCGGCCGCCTGCCGGTTCTCGTAACTGGCCTGCCCGTCGGCCGCGACCATGATCGTCATGTCGCGGAATTGGTTGTCGCGGTCGGAGAAGCCGTAGACGACTGCGTTCTGCGGAAGCTCACCCTGGGGCGTCTCGACCTCCGGGAAGTTGCCGGCAAGTTGGTCGAGAGTGATCTCGGGCCGGTCCACAGGATCGGTCGCGCGGATCGGCACGAAGTCGTAGAGGCCGGTGGCGGTGTTCAGGGTGATGAACATTCCGCAGTCCTGGAGCAGCCCGGCCACGACCTCGTGCGCCGAGGCGCCGTCCTTCGCGAGCAGGCTGCACTGGAGCCCTTCGTCGGCGAAGAGGACCGCGGCCGCGTCGAGAGAGTTGCCACCACTGTTCAGGTTGAACGGAGCGGGATCACGGCCGAGGCCGTAAGGCCAGGGCGCGAAGAGGATCTCCGCGAGCGCGTGCGCGAAGTTGATCCCGTCGTCGTCGCCGCGCGAGTAAATCTGAAAAGACCCGCTGTTGTTCGCGCCCGACAGCCCGCCCTTCAAGTAGACGTGCGAGGCCGGGATCGGAAGGCCGGTGCCGGGGTCGATCGCGCCGCCGTCGATGATCAGCACCTTCAGGATCGTGTACGTCCCGTCGGGGAAGCTGTTGCCCGACAGTTCGATCTGATCGTTGTCCTTGATCATCGAAGCGCGGTAGTGAACGCCCTCTTCGGTCGTGACCGTGCCGATGTCGGCGGTCGTCACGAAGTATCCGTTGCCCTCACCGCCGTTGACGTGACCGATGATCGGGATGGTGGCGCCGTCGAGGGTGAACGTCGGCGGAATGTAGGACGGAACCGACGGCAGCAGCGCGTCGCTGTACTGGCAATACTTGAACCAAGTGTACTCCATGAGCGGCCACGTCGGGCCGGAGCCGAGACGCTTCTGGCTCCAGTCGACGCGCGCGAAGAGCGGCCAGCGACTCTCGATGCCGAACCACGAGTTGACCTCGCTGTCGACCGGCGGAACAACCGCATCGAGGTCGGGCTGCTCGCCCCAGTAGATCGTCATGGTGCCTTCGCGGCCGAGCCCGAGGGCAGTGCCGGAAGGGTAGGTGAGCCGCGTGATCGGCCCCTTGAACAGAATCTTGCCGTTCTGCTGGATCTGCCGAAGCTCGTCCACGCGACCGACCGCGCAGATGTGCAGACCGTCTTCGTAGTAGATCGGCACCTTGGCGCCGCCGCCGAAGAGCGCGCCCTTGCCGCCGGGCGCAGATTCCTTGCGGATGCGCCGGTTGCCGGCCCATCCGAAGACGCACCCGAGCCGGCGCAGGCCGAGGAACCAGTTCACGAACGCGCCGCGCTCCGCGACGGTCGTGGGCTTGTCGTCGCGTCCCTGCTGGTTCTTCTTCGCGAGTCGACCCGCCGCGTAGGCCGCGAGAGCGGCGACGGCGATGTCGATTACGATGATTGCGATGGTTGCTGCGTCAGCCACTTGCTTCGATCTCCGTAACGGAACCAGTGGGAGAGCACTTGATAGCGGTCGAGGAGCATCCAACCGCTGCGAACGACCTTGCGTGTGCCGGCCTGCCAAGTCGTGTTCTGGTCGGGGCCGACGAGGATGACGTGGCCGGGGCCGCCGCCCTTGGCGCGAACCACGAGCACGTCGCCCGGCTCGACCACGTACTGCTTGTTCGTGAGTTCCTCGACCGGCGTGTACCGCTCGAGGAGCATCCGCATGAACTCCATCGTCTTGCGCGGGTTGTTCAGCGAGGCGTCGCGCGAGAGCCGCGGGATCTCCTCGCCCGGCTTGGCGAGCATCTCGTCCCACACGGCCGCCACGAATCGCACGCAGTCGACACCGACGCCCTTCTCCTGCTGGCAGACCATGTAGGGCGTGTCCTTCCACGACTCCAGGATGGAGCGAAGGCGCCCGTCGTAGGGCAGGGTCGCGGCCTGCCAAATCAAGTTGAGGGGAGTCGCGGTGTAGACGTTCACGAGGGGGTGTCCACGAAGTTGGGGTTGTAGGCCGGGATGCCGTAGCCGACGCCGCCGAAGTTCTGTTCGTTGTTCCAGAGCCGGCAGTTCTCGATCGTCTTGTCGCAGCCGGAGAAGATGCTGATGTTCTGGCCGAGCCAGTCGGTCGGCGGTTGCCGCGTCAGGTAGAGCACGTCGTCGGCGACTCCGGCATCGAACTCACGAATGTCGATCCTGATGCCCTCGCGCTCGATGTAGCCGCGATTGTACTGCGTGTTGAACGTCGTGGCGAGTCCGCTCGAGAGCG